CACCCATACAACCGATTCATTCCTAAAGGCAATTGAAGAAAGGCTAGAAATTAAGGTGTTCATTCCCGACAATTCTGATCTTCAAGTTAATGAGCCAAGTAACTTGGATATCCAAGTGGACGAGCCTGATAATTCAGATATGAAAATCTTTGAACGTGACATTGAAAACATACCGATATACCTAAACGATGAGGAAAAAATAGAGGTATTAGGATAATGGCTGGCTGGGACTACATAATCGGTGAAACTGGATATAATCGTCCATTCGTGGTATTTGATAAGGGAACGGGTGAGCCAGTGGACGCTACGGGTATTACCTCAGCTCTTATGACAATCTTGGAAGCTGATCTTACAGCTACCACACCAGCTATCAGTGATATTGCATTAACCGTCGATACTGCTAATCCACTTAGAGTTTTACTAGCTGTAAATGCTGGCACTCCAAATGTCCCTCAATCAACTGGAAGTTATCTTGTTCAACTAAAAATTACAATTGGTAGTGAAATACGCAAAACCTATGAAGTAGATTTGAGGGTGTTTAACGGATGAGTAGTACCGAAGCTGGTCAAATTGCAAACTTGAGGGAAACCAAAAGACGACTCAATATTCCCGATTCCGTAAGTAGTAGTAATCTCAAAATTCAAGACTATATCCAGGAATCTGATAATTATGTGAATATTCAAGCTAGCCCACATACCACTACTCCAATTACAAACCCCTCCCCTGAATTGGTTTCACTATCTTCAAGCCTTGCCGCGGCATTATTCAATTACTGGCAAACTCCAACCAAGGATAGAAACCTCAGTGGAGTTACCGAATGGAAGAAGGCCATAGAAAAACACATTGACGGAGTGTATGCCCGTAAAAGTGCCAGTGGCTTGGGTGGAGGCAACCTATTTGGAAAGACAAGTGGGTTTAAGCAATAATGGTTAGTCAGGCTGAGGTAATCAGAAATTTAATTGAAACCAATTGGAGTTTAACTGGTCAACTCAATAAAGTAGAAACTACTGCTATGAAAGAAGTTGTAAGATTCTTTGATCGCCAGGAAGTTGAGGGTAATGAGTGGCCTAAGGCGATTACAGTAGAAAAAATAAATGATGAGGCTGATGAGAACACAGTCAAACATCCTCATTTTACCGAGGTTCGTGACAAGTATATTATCTCATGTCATTTCAGAGTGACAGATAGTGATCCTACTCCCTACTCTGATGCACTTGACCAAGTGGAAGATATGGCTGAGGAAGTCCAATTGATATTATCTACTGCTTATGATCCTCACGCTGGCAACGGCATATTTTTCGTGGTTAATACCCAATGGAATAAGAACGACCATAGGGACGGGGCTCAGATTGATCTAGTGCGATACATGACATTTATCCTAACCAAAATATCCTCAGAAAATCCAAACGTGGTTGAGGGCTTTGGAGGAGTTCTTAGAATAGACGGTGGAAAAATATATGCAGAAACTTACAACGTTCAATCAGTTCACGGTATGCCTCAACTATCTGAGGTCATAGTTGGAAATACAAAACTGCCAGTCTATTTCACAGGTATTTTCCAAGGTAGGATTAACGCTGATATGTTCCTTACAACTGAGGATATTGGGGCTCTAGGTACTGACATTAACCATATTGGGACTGATCTCACGAATGGAGAGGTTGATGAAAATGTGTTTTTACAGCAATTCAGTAATTCCACTCAAACTGTGACAATTACGCATACAATAAAAATTATAAACTTTGAAGTTGTAGGTTTTGTTGAGGATTTAGTGAAATTAAAAATGATTGGAGAAATAATTACTCAACCGACTATGGTGGTAGCTTAGATGCCTGATAAGGGATCTCTAACGAGCGTCATAAATGCAACCGAGGTTAAACTCTATCTTACTGATACTAATAATGAATACGTCCTTTTACAAGAATTAGACTTGGTACTGGATAGGCCTGAAACTAGAGAGGCAGTAGCTCTCGGAGCTGTCTATTTTTTCGGTCAACATAACAATATTTTCGATGCAACTATCCTAATGTCAGCTCCAGAGATGGATGAGTATTTGGATCTTAATGCTCTTACGTCAGGTGGACTCACAGGTGGTTCTTATCTTTTAGAATACACTCCAAAAACTGGTCCCGCACAAACTGTTACAGTTGACGCAGTAGTTCCTAGATTATCAATAGAGAAACTTCCAGAGGGTGGGACTAAATTTAGAGCAAGATTCAGAATTACCGAAGAAGTTACGAGTGCTGACGTAACATAGAGGGTAAAAATGCCCGAAACGTCCTTATCGGTTTTAAGGTTGGAAGCCTCTCCGTCCAGAGTCAAACAGCACATTGAAAGAATAAAAATAGATACTGCAATTAGAGAAATTCTAAATCCACTCAAGGAGAGATATACAGAGCTTGGAGCAGCGCAAAGTTTTATTGATTTTATTGAAATAGAGAATGGCCCAGGTATTACTGTAAAACTTGTTTTTGCTCATCCTATTTGTAGATGGCTAGAGTATGGTACTGATCCACACTACATTGATGCCGTGGAAGCTGAGTTTTTAATATTTGAATTTAGAAAAACAAGCAGTTGGTTTGATTCCAAAGCTGGAGATGATAGGGCTATCTTCAAGGGAGAGTCAGTCCTACACCCTGGTTTTCAAGGGTACAATCTCTTAGCAATAATGTTAGGTACGCTAACGCAAAACTATACTAGCGAAATAGTAAGACAAGTAACGGAGTATATGCAGAGGACGAAAATGAAATGAGCTCAAATTACGGAGAAGAAGATCAAAAGATTACCATTGACATTGAATTAGTTGTCAATACTGAGGACGTAGAAAAACAAGTCAGGGAGATGCACTCCAGGGAGCGAGGAGAAAGACGAATTAAAGAAAGTCAACGTGAGGATGTTTTACCAAGGGGGCTTCCAAAAGGGGGCATGGCTCCAGAGGATCTTGTAAAAGACATTAAGAGAATTAACTTGTTAGAGTTAGAGAGGATTCAAAGATTAGAGGGGATCAATATGGCTAAAATTGTAGCCCCAGCTACGGCTGGAGGAATAGGGGCTATGAATGGAGCAGCCCAAGATTTACTCAAAGAAATAAAAGGAATTGATCTTGGAAAACTTAGACAGAAACTTTATGATGATTTGATAAAAGGTAAGGGGCTGGCTCAAGGGATTGCTCCAGGCACTTTTGAACATGACATCCCAAATTTCGGAATGGCTAGAGTCCCAAGAGGAGGTGATCGACCTGATGAGTTTATCAAGAAAGTGAAAAACCCCGACGCTGGTTTGCACATTTACGGAGAGAATGACGGGCCTGGCACAGCAGAAAAAATAATGATAAAAGTGCTGGGTGGACCTCAACAAGCTCAGCAAGCTTTGGGTATGTTAAAGAATCCTCTAAAATTGGCAAAGTTTCTCGGACCAGTTGCCGCTCCCGTACTGGCAGGGCTAATCGCAGTTGAAATTACAAAAAAAATAATCAAAGATATGGTACGAAAAGGAAGTATATTTGACAGGACTTTCAAGAACGTGGTAGATAACAGAGTTGAAGTCCTCCGTACTAGGGAACAACAGCAACGTATTCTTGTAGGATTCGGACCAACAGCTCAACTAATCACTACCACATCGGCTGGAACAACCAACCCCCGTGACTCTTTTAACACATACGCTATCATAAATGATGGGAATAAAGACATTGAAGAAATATTTGCAATACGTAACGATTCGGGGTATAACTAAATGACTCTAGTATTATTTCGAGTGAATACAGCTGGTCAAGGATTAGGAAATTTAGATGCCAATGAACAAATTACATTTAATTCTACTGCTGATATTAACAACCATAATGGATTCATTACTCAGGTTGACATAACTAACACTACGGGAATCGGAAACAACCAAGCAGCAGAACAAGACTTGGGCGATCACCAGGATTTAGGTCCAGTTGAGAAACTATACGTCATAACTGGATTTATTTCAGTTAGAGATGAAGCTGAGAGTAATTCTAATATGATTAATATTATGAAAAAATGGGACGACGAGATTAAGACAAATACCAATTTCAAACATGGTAGGATGGGACTACTCCTAAGTGATTTTAGCCAATATGACTTAGCTCCAGTGGGGACAGGTAGTGATCAGCAAGGGCTAATTTGGAAATCTATCCAGTGGGGGCCACTAACCTATGATATATTACCACTAAGAGCAGATTTTAAAATTACCATGATAATTGATCTAGGGGATGACGAATGAGTGATAGACTTTGGAGTGGTCTAGTAATTCTCAAAGACCACGGAGCTGACGTTGACCTCTCTAAGAAATGGTCGGTTATAGAATATGAAGATGCCAGTCCTCAAAGTGTTGTTATTACTCTTAATGCTGCTAGAGGGCGATTTATTACTCAGGGTACTAAGATCCAAAAATGGGACAGGATCTATGTAGAGTTAACCGACCAAGCTGGTAAAAAAGTCAAAGATGTGTTTTGGGTAAATACAATGAAACGACAGCGTAAGAAAGGTAAGGGACTTCAATTAATCTTACACTGTCCACACCAGTCCTCCAATCTTATGAAACAAACTATTGCCAAACCTGGCAGGCGTTCAAGTGGCAAGGATGCTATGAATGATCTTATAAATCAGATGAACGTCAATAGGGGCTCCAGTGATCCTAGTATTGAAACTGTAAGTCCGTTTGACATTACAAATAAACTTGGAAATAATCTTGATGAGGGTACAACCAATGATTACATATTTGAGGCTTACAAAGCTCGCACAGCAATTGACGAGATTATCCAAAGAGAGGGTACTCCAGTTGAAGTAGGTGGCTCTTTCCAGTTTCACTATTTCAGATTCAAGTCAAAGTACGATCACGATACAGATAGTTTCCTAGACGTTGTTCAACTGCAAGTGTTTCAACAAGGATTCATGGAAAATCAATCGTCACAATTTACTAACATACCACAAGTGACATTAACAAAACCACTTCTGTCAACTGGAGATAGAGCCAATGTATTAGCATTAGATACCGACATGGAAGTTGAAAAGGGAACTAACCTTATAGCAATTGGTAACAAGGTTGGTGGTACTTATCCTATTGATTATTCACGATTCCTTGGAGCAAAGACTGTTTTTGAAAATGCGTTACCTTGGGAGGACGGAAAAGAGTATATCAGTGGAATTATTGTAACGTGGGCGATAGCTGGATCTATATCCACTTACCAATGTATTCAAGATAACCTCGCTAATGATGGTGTCAATGATCCCACTACGGGGTTAGGGACTTTTTGGATTGGACCTATAACTTTTGATATTCCTCCTACGTGGGTAGCCCAAGGTGGGGGTTATACTAACACGTTTGATGTAAAACATAACGAGATTGCATACCAAGCTATTGTAACTCACAGTCCCTCAGATAGCTCCAACGAGCCTCCTAATACCGAGTTTTGGACTAGACTTTCATGGCTACCAACTACTGAATATTCCACTCTGACTAACAACAAATTCCGTCATTGGTTAAACGCTGGTGGTGGATCAAAGTATTACTCAACTTTTGGATTCAAGGATAATGTAGCAGTAGTTGATCCTAGTGTAATTATAAAAGACGCTATACACCCTAGAACATGGGTTGACGCAGTAACCAATGACAGTGTGTTGTTATTACTCAAAACCGACCTTATGCAGAATGGACTGCCATTTGACGGATTTAGAGTGTTGTGTGTTGATCCTACTGACGGGACTTCGACAGGAGAGGGGGCTTTCGCTGGAAATGATCCAAACGGTGAGTCAATGGGTGGAAATATTTTGGAATGGCGTGATCCTCAGCTTACCAACCCCTCAACTACGGGAGATTGGTTTGTCTATAAAGTAACAGATAGTGATCAAGAGGTATATGATTTTGAGGATGGGTTCAGTTGGGTAAGAAGTCCATGTAATGCGACTTTATCAGCAGTTAACAATAATGGAGCTTGTGTTTTCATAATCGGTGGATCGCCAGCTACAAGGTCTAGCGTTTGGGAAAAAGGATCTTACAGATTAAGCGAACTCCCTAATGGTAAATTTGGTTTGTTTGTTGCAAATTCAAGTTTTGAGTGTGTCCATAACATAAGTTGGAATACGGGGTTAGGTCATTCTGATATAGGTAACGAACAACTTGGAGAGCCAAACTCTAACGCATTATTTGAGGAATTAAACTCAGATACCTCAGCTGTGTTTGTTCACTTTAACCCACTTGATCTTACGCAGTTTGGTAACTTTGCTGGACTTAACTTTGCGTTCCCTTGGCCTCGTCAAAATACAGGAGGTCAAACTATTGGCTCAGAGATTAATCTTCCAATGTTTGACTTGGATAATATGCACTTGTCAAGAGATCGAGATCGAATATGGTATGGACCTGAGGTTGAGGACTATTTTCCAATCCAAGATTTTGCTTTCTTGGAATTTTTTAGAGAACAAGCATTATTAGACATTTACACAGGCCCAGGAGGACCGAAAAGACAAGCTGATTATTCTATGGCAGTATGGTTAGCTGACAGAAATGATACCGTTATCACAATGGATTATACTCATTCTCACAATAACAACGCGTTCCCACAAACAGCGAAAGTAGGGAAACAAAAAATCTATCGAGCTATTCCTGGGACAAGTATATTTATCCCTGGTCAAGCTCCCGAAATCTTAGATATATTTGATTTTAGAAACGTGGTGCGAGGAGGCATATACACTAGAGATTCCTTTGATGCACAAAATAGATACAAAGGTGTCCTTAGCAGATTCCAAGTCCAAGGGGGCATAAGTGAGGACATTAAACTATCCATTGACGCATTTAGAATGACAAAGCCTCTAGTATGCACAAACGCTGATGAGCCACTTGTTAAGAACGAGAGAAACATAGAGCCAGCTAAATTACAGTGGGATCAGATTACTAATTATGCTCAACTCAAAAACTATGTGCTTGCTCAAGCGGCAATTACAGGATTCCGTACTGATAGATTTGAAGTCGAAACACCAGGTAGGTGTAATATTGCATGGGGAGATCCAGTATTCTATAACGATACGGAAGCTATCGACGTAACGTTTGATCCAAGTGGATTAGACCTAGATAATACTATACGAGCAACTGCCAACAAAATAACATACTCACTATCAAAAGGAGCTGACGGACCTGGTGGCTTTATCAGAACAATTGATTTAGTTACTAGATTATACCCAGATGATACACCATGAGCAGTAGCGGTATTAGAAAATTCAAGACTTTTGAAGATAGAACAATTGAACTTATTGTTAATCAAGAATCCAATTTTATCGGAGCTCTAAAAGTCACTGGAACTGAGTCCAGCTTTGGGGGAGTGGTAGGACTTGGAACTGCTACCAGTGGAGGTCCTGGGGCTCCAGTTGGTAATTTCCTAGAGGTCGCAGGGGGAAGTATGGCTGGCCCAATTGCATATTCCCCACAGCTCGTTACCGTGGACGTTGATAACAATGTCAACATAGGTTTTCAGCAAGGAGCTTTTTCCACTTACATCCGTGTAACTGCGACAGGAGCTACTGACGATTTAGAAAATATTATTGGAGCTCACTTTTCCGGCCAAGATATTATTCTGCAAGGAACTGATACGAAAACTATCACGCTAAAGACAACTGGTAACATCATCCCTCCAGGTGAAGCTGATTTTGATCTTGTTGATGATAAAATAATTAGAGGTGTCTTTGACGAGATTCAAAACAAGTGGGTTTTCTATACCAGTAGTGGAGGAGGTGGTGGATCAATCCCTGACGGGACATTAGAGAATCAGCATTTAGAATGGGACGATACGGCTGGAGAATGGAAAGCTGTCAATGATATTGATATGTTTGTTGGCGTCAATGCACGAGCTATCCATAACCTAGATGGACTTGATTTTATCAGTGACACAGCTGTTGCTTTCGGTAATTTTTCTATTGATGAAACAAGTGGATTAGAGGCATTAAATCTCAATCTACCTGACACAACCGATTTTACAATTTCTGACGACGCAGTAATAAAATGGCGATTCATTCCAAGCACTTCTGAAATTACCTTTGACGGAGGTGGATCTGGGATCACAAATTTCGGTCATTTAGATTTCGTTAACAACTTGGCGACACCCTCAGCCACGTTCTCAATTTATTCAAACGGTACTGATCTTATCGCAAGAACATCTAGTGGCAGTTCAAGAAACCTAGATCGTATAGTCGAAACCCCTATGACGAGAAACTTGGACGCTGGTGATAATGATCTAACCAATCTACAAAGTCTATTTTTCAATGAAACGAACAATGCTATTCTTGCTGATCCCGTAGGTATGTTATTCCGAACTGCTACAACGGACAGGTTTGATTGGGAAGTTGCTGGAACTGGTATCGTGATGACGTTAAACACAACTACTCTTGGTTTAGGAGTTGACCTTGCTATGCCTACTGGAGGTAACATTCTTGGTGGAGGTTCAGATAATGGAATGACAAACATCGGTCATTTAGATTTCATTGATAACTTATCCTCTCCAGGCGCAACGTTTTCTATTTATTCTGACGGTACTGATCTATTTGCAAATACAGGTAGTAAGGTAGTCAACCTTGATGATATTCCACAGCTAGCTCTTAATGAAACCGTAACTGGTCTATGGACATTCGACGATATCATTAGAGCTGGTGGAGCTGGTTTTGGAATGGACACTATTGGTCATTTAGATTTCGTTGATAACTTAGCCACTCCAGGAGCTACGTTTTCTATTTATTCTGACGGTACTGATCTAGTTGCAAATACTGGAAGTCATGTAACCAATTTTGATAATTTACCTGAGCTTACTATCGCTAACACATTTACCGCAATCAACACATTCAATGCCAATATTGTTGGAGGTGGGGCTGGTGAGGGATTAAGCAATATCGGTCAACTTATTTTTGTCGATAACTTAGCCACTCCAGGTGGTATCGCTATCTATTCAGATGGCACAGATATTTTCACAACTGCTACTTGGAATTTCAATCTTAAAAATTTAGAGAGTGTAACTGATATTATTTTACGTGATGGATTCAATACTTCAAAATTATTCTTTGACGGAGGTGTAGATACTTACATGACAGGTTCAGGTATAACTGGAAGAATTAATTTTTTCATGGACGGAAATAACAAAGCGTCGTTTGATCCTACTGGATTGGTTCTTGCAATAGATACATACCTTACAGTGGACGAAAGAACGTCTAATCCAGCAGCATTGACAGCTAAAGGAATATTCTTTGTTAAAGAAGTAAGTGGTAACGCTGAGCCTTGGTTTGTTGGACAAGGTGTAACTGCTCAGTCATTACTTGGTGGAGGTGCTGGTGGTGCAACTATTGAGCTAGACAACTTAGGAACTACATCTATCAATGCACAACTTAATTTGCAAAACGGAGTTAACATAATACCTGAGGATTTCGGTAGTGTTTTGGGAGATTCAACACATACTTTTGGAACTTCGTACTTTACTCGAATTAACTTTGATTTGACTACACGGTTTATTGCTGGAACTGGAGCTCTTGATATGATCGTCGAAGTCCCAAGTGGAGGAAATATGTTTTTTAGAGAAGCTGGAACAAACTTTTGGGAACTAGATGGCGACTCAAACCAATGTGTATTTTATCGTGATATTGCTTTAACATCGGGTGAGGCCATTAGATCACACCAAGGGGCTGAAATTGGATTTTTTGTTACTAACACAACTGTCGCAGTTGGCTCAGCTGGTAGTATGCAAATACCCACAACTACAACCACGATCGGTAGTAATTCACAGTTGAATACAGCTTTTGGATCTGCAATAGGTTGTATGGGGATATATGATACTGACACCTCAGTTCCCATACTTGCAATAAAGATTCAATCGAATAAATGGGCTTTGATTACATTCCCTGATAATGCTATCACGGTAGTAGGCGACCATGTAACCTAGAGAAACCTATTATATTACCTTTCCAGTAGGTTATCTATATGATGCCACCACAACAAATGCCACCATTGGACAGTAAAAAGATAAGTGAAATTCTTACCAATATGAAGAAACAAATGAGTCAAGTTAAAGGCGAAATGGCTACTATGGAAAACGACGCTACAAGCTCCTTATTTCACAACTTTGCTGGCATGATCAATCAAGTATATGCTGAGAAAGAACAAGCACAGAAAAAAGCCACTGATCTCCAAGCGACCATTGATAAAATCTATCAGGGCCACCCTGACATTAAGATCGCTATGGAAAAAAAGCCTGACGATAAGCCTAAAAAGAAATAAATAGGTAAGTTATCTAATTCATAATACAATGGAGGTGAAAGAATGAAAGTTGATAAAGTAAGCGAGGGTGGAAATTATCTCAAGGCAAAATTTGTAGAGGACCATAGAATCACTGAGTTGCAAATTACAGATGCAAGAACAATCGAGATAGTTACATTCAAAGGAAAGGACGGAAAACCTGACCAAGATAAGATCCAATGTGAGATTAATTTTAAGGATCAAGGTAAGGAAGATCCTAGCGTATGGACTATGAACAACAAATCCCGTAATGCACTAATCGAGGCATGGGGAGGCGACACTGACAAGTGGGTTAACAAAAAGATACCAATAACCCTAGGTGGTTCAGGCGAAATGCGACACATCCTAGTTGATGGAATGAGAATAGAATAGATAACAACTATTTTATTTCATTTTTCTTTTATTTTTTTAGTGATAATAAAAAAACAATTAATCAATCTATTTTTGCCTACTACAAAATCAGTCATTAAGGCCAAAAAAGATATTGCCGTTGAATTTTATGCTGACAAATGTAGTGGATGCTTCAAGGAGTATGGAGAGGGAAAATGGTTTGCCTACCACCACATGGACTATGATCCAGAACGTAAAACTTCCAAGGAGTTTAGGAATACAATATTATACAATCGCTACGTCCTGGGAGAAGTGTCCACTTTCCCTGAGAGGTTTGTGCTTGTTTGTAAATCATGCCACAACCGACTTGATAATTACAAGACTGGTATGGCTTTGGTCCCAAAAGATACTCTGACAAGACTATACATGATAGCATTTCTTTCTAAACCAAAATTAAGAAAGACTCGGACCGGAGGTGAATCCATAAAGTCCGAATCTACATCTCACTAGAGTTAGGGCAATAGGAGAGTGATGTCATTACTCAATATTTACAGCTTAAAAGAGTTATTAGTTCTATAAATTAACTAAATCTCTATGATGTTAGGGATCATTTACAAGAATGAATATTATTGAATTTGCCGAGATTTTTGATGATCTTGGTTTCAACTGTTTTCCACTAAAACATCATTCCAAGGAGCCTGCCGTACCAAGTTGGAAAGAATATCAAACTGAAAAATATACTGACGGCTTCAAGGAGGGACAAAATATTGCCGTGGTTTGTGGGGAAATATCAAAACTAATTGTAATTGATCTTGATGACAAGGCACTTGCCGAGATGGTATTTACAAAATGGGGCGACTTGTTACATCATACTTTTGTTGTAGAAACCCACAGAGGCTATCACATTTACTGCCGGCCCAAGGACGGAAAATATCCTCCCAATGCAAAACTCCAAGACAACAAGGGACGAGGAATAGACATAAAATCAGAGGGAGGATATGTGGTTGCTCCTCCAAGCATACACCCCGACGGAGGGAAATACCGTGTTGTTAGTTTCACAAAAGAAATTTCAGAGTTAGATATTCCAGGGTTTGTAAATGGACTTAACAAAAGATTTGGTTTTACTGGAGGATTAAAAAAAGCAAAACTAACTGATGTTCAAAAAGGAGGAGTTTCAGAGGGAGGACGAAACGACTCTGCTTATGTGATGGCTAGATACCTCCTAAATCCTCTGGAGGGAGGGTATGATGAAATAAAAGCATGGGATGAACTAAAAACTTGGAATGAGTCGTTAAACCCTCCACTTGAGAGGGAGGAACTAGAAAGAGTCTTTGAATCTGCACACAATATTCCCTTTGAGGATAAGCCATTAGAGTTTGACCGTAAAAGTTTCAAAAGAAACTATGTTGCACGTCATGTTACCGTAACCTTACATCCTAAAACTCTACGGGAGAATGAGGAAGTTTATGTCTATAAGAATGGCTTGTACATTGATGGGGGCGAAACTCACATTAAAGAGATGCTTCACCGACTCTACTATGGAATACCTCGGAATGAGGTTAACGAGCTTTTGGCTACTATTAGGGCTACTACTTACGTTACTAACGAAGATTTTGATACTTACCCTGAACTTATCCACCTCAAAAACTGCATACTAAATGTAAAGAATATGAAAGTGTTTGAGCAAACACATGATCTACTGACAAGAAACCAAATACAAACTGCCTACCTCCCTGATGCCAAGTGTCCAAAAATATTGAAATTCCTAACTGAGATAATGCCTGATGGGAAGGACCTAAAAACTCTCATAGAACTGCTTGCCTCAATTCTGCTGCACAAAATAAAATTAGAGAAAGCCATTATTTTTGTGGGAGATCAAGCCAACGGAAAATCCACACTGATTGAACTGATGATCTCCATACTTGGAGAACAAAATGTTTCAAATGTATCTCTCCAGCGTTTGTCGAAAAATAATTTTTCAACTTCCAATATGTTAGGGAAAATCCTTAACGCTTATGGAGATTTGGATATTGAGAGCATTGAGCAAACTGGAATGATCAAGCAGATTATTTCCCATGAGCATATTATGGTTGAAAAGAAAAACAAACAAGCATTTTCAACAAAAATTCCTATAAGATTATTGTACTCTGCAAACAAGTTGCCTGAGTTTCCAAATGCTGATCAAGCTATATTCAGAAGATTTTGGGTTATTCAATTTCCTATTGTCATCCCTCCAGAGAAAAGGGATCTTGAACTTTTGGAAAAACTATCTGAGCCAAGTGAAAAATCTGGATTCTTGAACATTCTCCTGGCTAATGCTCAGCAACTAATTAAGACCAAGTTCAAATTTACCCACTATCAACACTTGGAGGAAACAAAATCAATATGGATGTCAAAATCAGAATCTATTAGTGCTTTTGTAGAAACAGAGGTTTTGGTAAGACCTGATGGTATGCTAAAAACCACACACATCTATGCAGAATATAAAAACTGGTGTGTAGAACACACAGAGAAAATAATGTCAGATAGGATGTTCTTTGCAAAACTGGAGGGCTTGGGCCCGTTTACCAAGGGATTCTCAAAAGAAAATAACAAAACTATCAGAGTTATCAGAGGATTGACTACGAGGAAAATAGTTGAGAAAGAAAATATTGAGAAAGGTCAAAGTGTACTCTAATGGGATCGTGTACTAAATGCAAACAATACGTTCATCATACACAGAAAAAATGTCTTAATTGTGGGAAAGAAAATGTCATTTAGGTCCTACCACTGTAATAATTGTCAAAGGAGTTATGATAATTGGATTGACTGGTGTGACCACTTGTTGAACCGTCACAAAATAAAAATAATAAAAAATGAAAATGGAAAGTGGGTAAAAACACTACTTGCCTAGTTTTCACTTAGTTTTTCAATATGTGGTTTGTAAAATCTAATAACCTCATATTGATATTCACTCGATTCGGTTTTACGACTCATAATGTAGTTTGAAAAAATAACTATAAAAAATGGATAAAGGGGGACGGTTAAGTGGGACGGTTAAATCCCGTAACTTTACACCAAGAGTCAACTATGAAAAACTCTCTGAAAAGAGTGTCGCATTTTGTACAAGTTATATCTTGGTAAAGGCCCATTTCCCCGTGGTTTGCTATATCCCCGTACTCAAAGTCGTCGCCATTACACTCTGGACAGTTAGCTGGTAGATATTTTGTTTTCTCAGCCATTAGTTGCAGTCTCCACAATAGCCGTCATCATTGGAGCAGTCAACTTTAATTTCCTTGCATCCTCGACACCAAGCTCGATGAGTACCATGAGCTATGTCATAGTCCTCATCGTTTGGATTAGAGCTCAATGGTCATCTCCTCGACTCTCTTGCGTCGGAAAACTGCGTCGCCATTTGGTTTAAAGTCGAATCTCTGACCATACCCTAGGGTATTTTGACAAGTTTGTCTAGCATCTTGCCACATATCGGGTTCATCTGAGCCGTCACTTGAGACTATAATATCTGTCGTGAATCTCTTTTTGGCAATAATCAAGGCAATACACACAACCACATCGTAGGGTTTTCTTGCAGTCTTGCAAAAACTGAAAATCTTATCCTTTCTTTTTTGGATAAAACCCTCATCTGTGTCAACTTTTTTCTCAAAGAAAAAAGTCTCATGTGCATTTTTTCCAATGCCATTGAAGTATAGACTTGACTCTAGGGTTTTGTCATAATCTGTTATGATTGACTCAAGGCCTGGATTATCGTCCAAGACTTTTTTAAAGTCATTCAAGAACTGTTTAAAATCCCAACAAGTCAATGTTGGAATTTTATACCAGTAATGCGTGTAACCCATTAGGCTATTACCTCCGTTATCTCTTGCCATTCATCCATTTTGAACTCTTGATAAATTCCGTTTTCCTCTGGATCTCCAATAAACCCACTACACGAATCTATTGTTTCAGTATGCTCATGCTCCAAGTCACAGTTGAGAATCTTAGAATGGATATATCCATAGACATTACCTCTTAGATAATCATCATAGGTTTTTACCTCATTTTTCAGATAGCCCGTGACTCTTTCTATGAGTTTGCTGCTAATCCTCTCAACAGAGTATTCCTCCATGAGTTTCTTTTTTGTGGCATAGATAACACCCACGCATCCAGAATCCCATTGATCGTCATATGGATAAACTCTATCTCCACATGACATGGTTATTCCACTGTGATCATACAACCATAATGGTAACTGAATGGCAATATCATCTTGCGTCATATCATTTTTGTCTAAATATTCTTGGAATGAACAGTCTATTTGTTCATCCCCTAGTGAATATTGACTATGAGAGCATACCATAACCCCAAGGTTATCGTACTCTCTAGGCGACTCTGGATTTTCATCAAAAAATATCTCCAGTTTTTCGTCGCCTTTTTTGAACGTTTGAAATATGTTCATCATAATATTTTCCATGTTTTAAATTCTGCTTGAGCTTCCATATCCTCATGGCATTTGTGACAACAAAAACGAACTGTGATCCAATGCTCCCCCCATTCGTGATCTATTTGCTCAATGTCATCTGATCCACAGTGTACACATTTATCTGGATAGCCGTTATCAGTCAATCTTTTTTCCAGTTTTTTCTACAATTTGTTTCAAAATCATAATCATAATAAAAAACATCCATGTTGTAACCCTCAACAAACATAAAATCAATTATTGACTCAAGAGTCGCATCTTGCATTGACTCAAAAAGAAAATCCTCCAATGCGTCGCTTGTTAATTCCATTTCTGTAAATGGCACAGAAATATACATTATTTTTGGCTCCTCATGTGCATTTCAAAATGTTGCTCCAATGGTTGAAAACCTAAAACTGGAGTAAATTTTTCGAGGCATTTTTCACATTCTACTTGACTGTCATTGATCCAACAAAAAGAATCTTGGATAATTTCAGTTTCAAAGCAGTCACATTTGACTCCTTTTGGAGAGTCACATGAAACACATGACTCTTTTGTATTTTCTTTCATAGTTAGAATTAGTTAATACTTTGTTAATAACTTATCTAAATAATAAGAGTTAGGCATAGAAAAATATTATAGAATGGTAAAAGAGGGTAAAAATACCCTCCCTATTTGGATCTCTTTCTAAGATTTTTGCCATTCCAATAAGCTCTAACTGCTTTAGCTGAGCATTTATCGAAAATGCTGCTTGGAGGCATTTTTTCATCTGGACATGACATCGTGACATCGCATGGTATTTTTTTGCAAATTGTGTATTTTTCATCAAAAAGCACAAAGTCATCAGAATTTGGCCTATTTTGGGTTTTCATACTGTATGGAGTCTTTTCTCAAAATTACAAAAACCACAGTGAGAATACCAAACTGATCCAAGTTGTTTTTCATAACATCCCTTTTCAAAGCTTGTATATTTATCCCAGATCATTTTATGGCATTTTTCACAATACACACTAGACATTTTTTGGAGCCTCCAAAATTTCAGATTCTAAAACCTTAATACATTCCCATTTTGGAGGATCAGCCCAGCCAAAACTCACATTTTCCCAGTTTTTATCATGTGTCTTATGATGCTTATTCCATTCATCACAAAATTCAATCAATTTTTGACATATCCCACATTGATAAATCATTGATTTTCTACCGTTTGAAAATGTAAAACCTCCCACTATTCCGTCAGTGGGTTTAGTTTCCCATTTTTTTCCGTCTTTGGATGACTTGGTATTGAATGGTTTGTTTAGATTCATTTCTTAAAAATCGCTGGATCTAAGTTGTATTTTCCATTTTTACCACAGATTGAACAAGCGTTATCAGTCCATGACCACATTTTGCCATGAATACAAACTGGTAGTATATTTTTCAATGACTCATCATTCGTATATTCTAGCTTGTACCATAGAGTTTCACGGTTTTCTTGTATGTTTGGTAAAATATGCTCCAAGCATGATCCAAGTTTGTATTTTTCGTTGACCATGAAATAAGAGCCCATTTTTTGGCACTCCTCACACTCCAGATTTTCATCCCATTTTTCAAGGCTCCATAAAACCCCGTTTTCTCCGTCGTCAGAATACCACACTTTAAAAGATTGATGATTTTCATCAGATTTTGTGTTTTCTGTTTTGCCAGTTTTATAAAATTCTGTATTTTCCATGATTATTTCCAAACACAGAGATACAACTTGACAAACAAGAAATAACAAAACATAGAATTGTTTTGTATTTCTAATCCGTAATGATCAGATTTTCCAACTAAAACAGTATGACGTTTTATCCTTAGTTTCATAATGCTAAAGACTCACTAAAACTATTTTTTGGATAGAGTCTATAATTATCATTCAAGTTGACAATATTTTTAGGATTGAAAACTTGGATAAAATTATCTATCTGACGGTTTGATGTTGGACTGCATCCTCTGATCATCTGCAATAATCCCGATTTAGTGTTAAATCGGATTATATCAACTTTATAGTGCTTGATATAGATTATTTCTTTCTCTGATCTTAGAGTCGCCATTTTAACCAGTTTTAACTCAGTCAATTTTTAAAATCCTCAACTAAGGCGTAAAACTCTTTTCTAGTTCTTGGAATTTGACAAAACTCTGCCATTTTCTTACTCACTTGTTTTTTACAAGTTATGCAAGTATAGACAAATTTCCCGTCTAAATCCGTACTCTCTCTAATGTGTGACATTTCCCTTTTTTCATCATCTTTGAATGAATGAAGATTAAATGTGTCCATGTGCAAACAGTTTTTAACAAAGTCGATTTTGTTTCTTTTCTCACTTGATCGTACACTTAGCAGAGTTTGTAATTGATAATATAATTCTGCTTTTGTGTTTCCCATGCTAACGGATGAAATTCCTGTGGTTTGCATACTGCATTTCTCTAAATTCATGCGTCCATAACTGGAGCCTATTTGATAACGGCATTTTGAACCGTCATTTAATGCCTCTAGTTGATATTGGAGCATTTTTTCCGTTACTCTAAAAGTCATTGTTCGTAATCCTCCAATGGGAATAAATGATCTGTACTCTCAAAGGCATCTAAGACTTTCTTAAACTCCTTGAGTTTTTGCATCGTTTCCATCAGTGATGAATAGTCATCCATTCTATAATCTTGGAGTAAATAATCCATGTTTGACTCTGCATCCATAAAATAATCTGTCTTTTCTGTTTGGTTATTTATTGTGGATATGTCACTAATTTCTGCTTGGATGATTTGCACGTTTTCCAATGAATGTCTAAATTGTGCCTCTAATTCATTCATAATTTTCTCTAAGTTCTCAACTTTGGGAATTTCTGATCTTACAAAAGACATTAGTTTGTGATCTCCTTGGCTTTGATGATGTCTAAGGCTTTGTCGCAAACTCTCATTCTAAATACATCATCCTCAAATGCGTTTGCATCCGTACCGATAAAGGTTAATGACTGCATGACTTGAGGGTTTGTAATTAACTGAGATATTTCATCCTCTGTTAAGCATCCACTACAAGTCTCGTCATTTAAGAAATACAAGACTTGATAGGTTTTGAGAGTCATTTTAAATTAACTCCTCCATGTCTAATTTTAAATCCTACTTCATTGTTCATACGAATTAAAAAGCCGTATTTACAATTAATAGATTCTTTCTGTATTATGGGTACAGATTTTCCTTTGTTGCTAATGATTTGCATTAGTTCTTTACGTGAATTACCTTTGAATATCACGTTTGAATTATTGCTTATCATCTGCATTAATGTGCTTTTCATTAACTTAGATTAGGCTATTACTTATTAATTAACTTAATGGATGATTAAGATATTAACTCAATAGTCACGCCTTATACCTTGCATCTATCAAACTATTTTATTATATAGTGTATGATGACGCTTAATTCATTCTATGGAGTCTTTGATGTATTCAATTAAGCGTGACTATTGAGTTATTATGTTATCTAATTGATTATTATGGCGTACCCTCCCTAATTCATCCCATTGGTTAAGTCAATAGTTTGATAAGGTTAAGACTGCCTTTTTTTCAGAGCGTGATCAAAAGTAAAACAGATTCACAAACTTGGAAACAAACACGCCAAGCACAAAACAAACTGAAAACCTAAAAGCAAAGTGTAGTGACTGGGCCTGGGCCCAGGAGCCCAAGATGAGCCCCGTTGCCCGATTGAATACCCATATCATGCCCCGTTGCCCGAACGGAGCCCATTCTTCAAAGTTGAGGCTCCAAGCGTCAAAACCTAGCCAGGGTACGCACCCTCCGACCTAGACACAGAAACAAAAAGTACAAAAAAATTTTTATACCAAACAAGTAAGTTATCTACGTGGGGATAATGGCTATAAGGAATAGTATGGATTTGTTGCCAGGCTCAGATCCTAACAGCCCGTTTTGGGAATGTGATAGGTGTAAGGAAAAGAACTCAAACTTGCGTGATGTATGTGTATTTTGTGATAAGGGCATAAAATTAAATTCTAGGCGTAAAACTAAGACAGCCCATAAGACAGGGCGTTATGCTGATGACATTTAACAATCTTAATATATTACCAAGTTATTAAATAGATAATATGCAGAATCAAAAAACGTCGCTTCGCGACTTACGAGTAACTATTATGCTCAGCCCACTTTTAAATCAGGCAATCAGAAAGTTACAAGCAGATACCATAAAAAAGACACAACGCTCATGGTCATTTTCAGCACAACTCAGTGAAGTGCTAAGAGAGGGGTTGAGGAATATATGACAGTAGTTACCAAGTGCATCACGATCACAGAGGAGCAAGATAAGAAAATCAGAGTCATCCAACTTAGGCGAATGACTGCCGAACAAAAGACGGTTAGTTATTCCAGCGTACTACACCAGGCAATTAATGAGGGGCTCCAGAGAATAGCATGACTGATCACGTTGATTGGAAATTTGACGTTAAAATAAGCAACGACAACGCCAAGAACGAAAAACGAGTTACCGTCCACGCCAGGAGTGATGAATCGCTCAAGGAGGCAGTTGACGACGCAGAGGCATTATTCAAGGACTCTATGAAATGAGCGATAATACCTACAAGGCATTATTTACAGGAATCACGATTGGCTTAGTTTTTGCACTTGTAATATTTTCCGTGGGATTTTACGCGAAATGAACTGTCCATCGTGTGACAAATCAATAAAGCCCCTAATTCAAAAACCTCATCTAAATACAATAACTACAACAAGTACGGTTGACTTTGGAATAACTGGAGCCGATGGTTTTGCAGTTGCGAGTTCTACGAATATTGAAACCAAGTCCGTGTTCAAGTGTTGCAACCCTGAGTGCTGGGTAACAAGAGTCGAGGTTGATTGGGGACAGTCTTAGAAATGAGTGACGAACATGAAATGGGAATGAGTTTGATTAAACAAGAAATGGAAATCAAAGCACTCAAGGACAAACTCGACAAGATTAAGGAATTTGTTAATTTCCAACTAAAAGAGATTCCAGAACACTATGATTTTGAATGTGATGAAAAACGAGAACTAATGGATGGAATTAAGGAGATCCTAAAATGACCGACGTTTGGATAAAATCACCTACTTGCGAGTGTGAGTATCTAGGACCACCTGGCAAAAACAAATTAGTTCTCGTTGAGGGAAACACAGCGATTTGGACTTGTCCCCATGTAGATCCCTATATTCAAGAAAGAAAGAAAGAGTGGGTATTGCAAGAATGAGTCTTATACAAAAAGCCGAGGAGTTTGTCGAATTACACGGTGGCAAGGTCACAGGAACTATTCAAGGTCGAGATGGGGCGATTGCCTACAAAGTTGTAAATGGCGAGAGAACTTTCCATATTTACTATTCACGACGTTGGTATTACCAACCTGATGGTATCTCGATTCCCGAACACGCTTTAGAGGTCGGACTTAAAGAAAACGCCACAATTGTCGTTTATGTGATTAATGAGTGCGTTTGGCAGTATGCTACCGAATGGTACAAACTTTCTACCAATATTAAAAATACCACTCACGGTGGCACAACTGAAAAACTAATACTAAAGGAGGACCTATTAGTTGGCTCGTTCAACAAACCACGAAAAGGGATGGATGAATTTTTCTAATGAATAAAGCACGATTGGATGCTCGCAAGCGAATGATGAACAAAAATGCTAAAAATCCAGAATACCTAAAAACCAGTTATGAGAAACAGAGAGTAAAAAGAGATGAATATGTAGATGACAGAAAGAGAATCTAGCTGTCCAGATTGCGGATGTGCTGGAGATGACCACGACGAGGATTGTGAAAATGAGTAGCTATATGCCCGAATCCAAGTCGGACACCCATGTTACTCCAGATAGGGTTTTTGAACTAATCAAGGATAAATGGAATTACGAGTACGATGAGTTTTATGATCCATGTCCAGTTAACGGAACTGAGGGCTTGACCACACCTTGGGGAAAACTTAACTTTGTCAACCCACCTTACACTTTGCTAAAACAGTTCGTTTGGAACGCGATGGGAGAAACAAATAACGGAAATGTTACAATTATGCTATTGCCGGCCAAAACTGACCAAGAGTGGTTCCATGACATACTTGATAAGGGATATGAGATAAAATGGATTCGTAAGAGATTGAAGTTTAAAAACAATAAATGGAGTGCAACTCAACCCCACTTCCTGGTAAGGATAAAATGAAATGGTTAAGTCTATTTTCAGGGGTGGGGGGATTCGACTTGGCGTTACAGAATCTCGGAGAGGAAGTAATTGGAGCTTGCGAGATAGATGACTTCGCTAGATCAGTTTATGCCAAGCGATTCCCAGGGACAAAAATCTACAAAGACGCAACAAAAATCGACGCAGAGCAACTCCCCGACTTTGACGGTATCGTTGCAGGATTCCCTTGTCAAACTTTCTCAATTGCGGGAAACAGGCTCGGATTTGAGGAGTCAAGAGGCACTCTATTTTTTGAAATTGTTAGGATTGCACGACAAAAACGACCTAGATACTTGCTACTTGAAAACGTTAAGGGCCTACTATCTCACGATAACGGGAGAACGTTCGCAATCATTCTCTCAACGCTGGATGAGCTCGGGTACGATGCGGAGTGGCAAGTGTGCAATAGCAAATACTTCGTTCCGCAAAACAGGGAGCGGATCTTCATTATTGCATATCTTAGAGGAGAACCCCGACCAAAAGTATTTCCTATCCGAGAAGTCGATCAGCTATCTGCAACGGAGAAACGTGGAAAACGAAAAAAAGGGGAGGGGATTCGGAGCGAAGATATTGCAAGTACCGTCGGATCAAGATATGGCTCTCTCCAAAACTCAGGGGAAACCTACCTCAAACAAGTCGGAAACATAGACCGATCAGGTCATAACTCCCTTTGGGGTAGAGTGTATGATCCAAATCGTACTGATGTAATTGGCAAGATAAATGACTCCCAATCGGGTATTGTATATTCTGTCGGTGGCCTGGCTCCAAACCTCAACGCCAATGGAGGGGGTATGGGGGCAAAAACTGGATTGTTTGCCGTGGCTTGGTCAAAATCCCATAGGACTGGAAATGGCAAGTATGACAAGAACCGTCATAATTATGGCAAGGTTGAGGAGCGAATCAAAATTGGAGAGTTCAACACCCTAAACACTGGAGATGGATGTCGAACTCAATCAAGTGCAAATTATGTCGTTGACAAGCCAATTTTCACTCAATACACAGATCATGCTGGCAGTAGGGTTTATGATCCAAAAGGCCCATCATCATCCCTAATGGCTGACAATGGTACGGGTTCAAGGCTGAAAATCGAGGATGGTACAAGAATTAGAAAATTAACCCCGTTAGAGTGCGAAAGACTGCAAGGATTCCCTGATGGGTGGACCGAGGGACTTTCAGATACCCAAAGATACAAGTGCATGGGAAATGCAGTTACCGTCCCACTCGTTCAGTTCATACTTTCAAAACTCCTTTAAGGTATTACTCCAACCTATTTTATTGGAAAATGAAATTGCCGCTATGATAGGAGCTGTGGTAGTCGGAACTCTTGCCATGCAATTCAAAATTAACAGGTGTGTAGGCCGTTTAGAGGGTATGTTAACCACTCATTTAGCAGAATACGACAAAAAGAAATAATTTTAAGTCATTGTATTCGAGAACAGTTATGAAGATTTGGACTGACGACGATCACGTTGGCAAGGTAGTAGTATCATTATTGGATGAATTAACAGCAGCTTTTCACATTTATAACAACAAACCCGAAGATGAAAAGGACTATGACTTAATTATCAAACTTTCATCGGCTGCTGGCTACCAAGCCCAGCTGTATTCAGGTTTGAAAAAATCTCACGAATTTGCAAGGAGGTTACAAGCAATAGAAAAAGCACTACGCAGAGCAACCCCCGAAGATTTTGCGATGGCTCACAATCCGGTCCTACTTGCAGAATCAGAGTCACAAGTCCAAACAGAGTTCAAATAGGCTTTGGTTCACTCCGATTCGTTTCGGTTAGGAAATATCGAAAAACAACTTTCTGAATTACAAGCAAAAGCGTTACCTGATAATGTTCCCGACAATATGCTAGAATTTATCCGAGAGTTCCGGCCAATGATTGGTAGAAAGCCGCTAAACTTCAAAAAAGATCCATTTTGGATTGAACCGTTACTTGATCCACATCCACACCAAATGTTTGTCAATGGACGGCAAACTTACAAGACAACCAATTGCAGTTCGCTTATTGCGAAAATAGCTTTGCAGAAACCAGGGTGCGAAGTTACATACGTCGTGGATGACGAAAACCACAGGTCAGCATTTTCAGAACAGAGATTGCGTCACGAAACTTTTATTTCAAATCCAAAGTTAGAGCGATACCTACCCAACGGAAAAGCAAACGTCGGGAGGATCAAGCTACTTAACGGTTCGGTAATATATTTAGTTACCGACGAAAATAAGTACCACGCTGTTGAGGGTAAATCTAATGAGGCTCTCATTCTGGACGAAGCCCAAGCTCAAGATATTGGATTTTTACCGATCGCTATGTATTCGCTCTCTAAAACTCACGGACGAGTCTATATGTTTGGAATTGGAGGGGAGGCTGGAAGTGAGTATCACCGAATGTGGAAAAGAACTGACCAGCGTGAATGGGTTTATGATGACCTCAAGTGGAGGGAAAGATTGGAGTTTGACGCTTTCGGAACAATTACTAATTCCGACAATGACTTGGCGAAAATACTTGCTGGTAAATGGGTTGCACAAAATCCTACGAATGTAGATTACAGAGGCTACCACTTTCCCCAGGAAATGTTCCCACACGTCCCATTGACAATTCACGATGCCGTTACGAAATACCATGTACAACCTGAGCTTTCAATAGAGTACCAAAAAAAACACTATCCAATGAGTATGTATCTTTCACACTGTCGAGCAGAATTTTACAAAGCAGAAAGACGACCTATCACTCCAGAAATGGTAGAGGCTTGTTATGTAAATTATTTGAAACTTTTACTGCCACATGAAGTCATTGAACTGAAAGCCATGTATGGTAACGAGATACGGGTGCTTGGCGGAGTTGACTTTGGATCTGGACCTTCTGCGTCAAAAACTGTCGCATCAATTATTATTCATTGGCGTAAGAGCAATCGGTATCAGCTTGTATGGGTTGATCCAAGGCCAGCCGAACATCCTATGGATCAAGCACGATATATTGCAGAGCTCTTTCGTAACTATGAAATTGACTTTGGCGTTGGCGATTGGGGATATGGACAGGATCAGATACCTCTCATCCAAGGAGGGGGACGAGATGCCAACGATAACAAATTCGAGGGCCTGGGCCGACATAAGTTTAGAGGATGCCAAACAATTGGAAATGAAGTTAAACCAATATCAGAATATGGTCAAAACACTGACGAACATGGAATCGAACAAGATAAGATCCAAATTGACAAAACAACTGTAATTCAAAACTTTATTGATTTTATTGGAATGAAAGTATCTCATCCGTTATATCCCAACGAGGAAAAATTCAAACAAATGATGTTTATGATCCCACACTTTTACGATTGGCAAACTGACTTTTTGATGGACGAGATGACAAACATTACAAGAAAAGATTTGGACGAAGTACAAGAAGTAATTACCGAAGATCCCCGTCAAAGGGCTATGAAGCTCTTTAACCACCCTCAAGATGCTGTCATGTCGATAATTTACTGTCTAGTAGGAGCCCAAAATTATAACCCCTCGGCCTATGAAATTACACCAATTAGGCGAAAGGCACGAAGAAAGTGAGTTTATAAGTTATTTAACTACTTATATAATACGTAGTGGCCACTTGCTTAGGACATAAATTCGGGACTGAATGTTATAAGAACTCAAAGTCGCCCAAAGCCAAAAACTGGAAATTACACCAATTATGTCATTCATGCTTTTGTATTCTAATTCTCAAAATTAAACCCCGAAAAGGTCACGGAGGCAAATATCTCAACGAAAACCGTCAGCGTGGTATGTCGTTAATCGAAACGTAATAACTAAGTAGGAGCCCGTGAGAGTTATTTTATGACTTGGAGAAGTAGGCTAACAAACGGGTTAGCCAATATTGGAGTTATAGATTCTAATCACTCAGAAATTTTTACCAAACCAGCGACAAAGAATAGGATGCCTTTGGGAGAATTACAAACCCTGATGGAAATGACACCAGGACTTTCTCAACCAGTTTGGGGACCTGAAATTTCTACCGTTGGAGCTTACAGTAGAGAGGGTTATACTTCAAAAACTTTCGACACGCCAGCTATTTCTTTTAGAACTCAAAAAGTTGGATTACAAATTGATGAAGATACACAGCTTGCAATTAATCACCTGTCATCTCAAGTAACTGGTGGAGCCCACTATGTTAAAGCAGAGAAAACTTTTGTCGTAGATTATTTTCACAAGCTCACAAAAGATTTACACTTCGATACACTGGACACAGAAATTATCAAAGAGCTGTTATGGTATGGTAATTCTGTTTGGAAACCAAGAATGGGAATTGCTAATGTAAGAACATTCAAAGACTTGATGCACATCCCAATTTCATCTTTCGCTAGAATTTGGTGGGACCGACAAAGGATTCCATACAAGTATGAATTTAGGGGAGCAGAATACCAGGGCTATCACAATCCAGGAGAGGTAATACATTTCACTTGGAATAAAGTTGATGCTAGTGCTTTCGGAACTGGTTTTGCAGTTTCAATGACAAGTCCACGGATGTTTGAAATGCCAATCAACGGTGGGGAAACCGAACAAAGAGAATTACAAAGTTTGTTAGATAGAAAATATGCAACTCAATACACTATGCAGTTAGCAGAGCAACGCTATGTTTCACATAACTTATGGACCGTAGAATCTGGAGATGAGGTTTCAAGACAAGCTCTACAAACTCAAGTTGAAAACCTAGACATCGGGCAAGATGTAGTAGCTGGAACAAAAGTTGAAGTCCAAGAACTTGGAAGTCAAGCCCGTAACTTTAACCCTGAACAATTTACCGATTTAACTATTGGACCTATATTCAAAGCTCTCAATGATTTTAGAGGCAAACAAGGAAGTAGCGAATCACACCAGTTTGCTAATGCTCGTAGCTCTGCTGCCCTTGACGAGATTGGATTAAGTGCTTTCCCAATCTCGGTCAAGGAGCAACTTGAGGAGAAATTGTTTAGGCCAATCTATGAGGCAAACCCCCTCCCTGATCCCGAAACTGGTGGCATGACATGGATGTCATGGGATCAACTCAAGTTTGAAATTGAATTTGGAAAGGTAGAGAAAAAAGACATACCAGTACAAGATCAAATCAAACTACTTGAATTATACATGAACTCCCCACTACCAAAAGATCCAGTTGTATTGAACAACTTGTTTGTACAAGCCGGCCTAGGAATTACAAAAAACATGGATGAGCAATTAGAGGCTATGTATGATCCAGCCGTGTTAGCCGCTCAACAAGCTATGGCACAGCCACAGGGATTTGAACAATCACAGCCACAGGATAATCCTCAACAAGATTACGTTGACAACGGTGGAGGAGAAATACCATTTAGTTTTGATAATCAGAATATGGGAAGTCCACCTATGGATAACCCAATTTACGACTCTATGGCAATTCAGCCAAGGGGTGATTTCCAAAATAACTATAAACGTGGAAACCAATCTCAAGCATGGGGAATCGGGAATTATGTCGGCTGATCCAATAGACGATTTGATAACAGAGGTGTCGGCACTTAGTATCGCTGGCGTTGGAAAATTACAAGAACATCATAATCCATTAGATATTCCATTCGGACATGAAGTTACCGAAGTTAATAATAATATCAAAGATGTCGATGAGGGTGGATTCGGCTCTGGACGACATAAAGGAGGTGGAGGAGGCCAAGGTGGAGGAATGTCAGGTGGAGGCGATTCTGGAGGTAGTGGATTCGGAGGTAGCGGAGGAGTTCAACCAGGTCCGTTAATTTCTTTTGGCGAAACTATTTTGAAAGAACTAATGGATGTAAAAATAAGAGAGAGCTGTCCATGTCACAAGAAGAAATAATTACTAAAATTTTACAGATGAAAGAATTTTTGATTGGTCGAGGTTTTTCCTACGTGGAAGCTGAACGCGCTGCACAGGCATATTACAGCGAACCTGAGCCTCCATACGCTAAGCCTTGGCCACCAACGGGTATGGGTATGGACTTGATGCCACAGCTTAATCTCCTACAAGTCTTTGACAGTGGCAGTCCTCCATACTTTCAACCAAACACAGAGGGTACAACTGAACCTTATCCTACATTTCCTACACCTGATCCACTTGGAGCTGTGAAAACAAATGAGCCAATCTACGATCCAAGTGGCAGTAACATAGGACACACTTATCAAATTGCAAACCACGTGGCCCAGGGGGATCAAACCAACTGGCTAGGGTTACAAACCCATATTCCAGCTCAACCACCTACTCTGAATGTAATCCCTTGGAATACAGCTTTAACGATCCAGCCTTGGAGATATGATATTGAACAATCTCAGATGCAACCAAACACCAGGCCAATCTCAATTTACCCAAGTGGCCAATTGAATGAAACTAAGAATATGCAAGAAATAATTGGTCAAGTCCGACAAGAATTTACATGGCTTTCTGAGGATTACATTTTCAGGGCGAAAGGATTAGCTGAGCAAGCTGGAGGAGTTCTATATCTTATAAGAGCCAGTCAAGAAGCTATCACAGATCACAGATCCGAGGGAGAGCCATACAGGAGATTACTCTCAGCTGATGAATTATTGCCAATGGCTCGCACAGCTATCGGACATGGTATGGACATTAACCACAATCCAGAATGGCAAACTGGAGCGAAAATAATAGATAGTGAGTTTGATATTGCTACAAAGTCAATTCAAATGTTAGTCTTAGAAACTGATCCAGAAATTAATCAAGCAATAAGTAACCAACAAATAACAGCTGTTTCAATCAACGGAGGATCGCCAAGGGAGGAAGCAGTACAACCTTGCGATCATAATTGTTCGCATGGGGAGTGCGAACTCTGTTTAGTACCTAGGGGAGTGGTTCTTGCAGAAAATGATGATATTGCTTTGACTTGGGTTGTAACTGATCCTAGAGGAATTGTTTGGAAAGGCAACGTAATTCCTTATGCAGAGCCAGGAGTTAAGACGACTATTATACAGCCTCTTTAACAAAACAACTTTAAACTATACCTTTCGAGTGCGAATAATGAAGTTACAAGAATGTAAGTCCTTGGCAGATGCTCAATCAATTCTACGAGGTACTACACCAACATTCCGAAAAACTGTTGAAACTGCTTTTGCATTAATAAGCAATCGAGATCCATCTCAGCAAGCACTTGGCCAAGGTTTTATGGCAACTGCTATCCAAGAATTGGATGCAGCCGAAGAACCAACTCCAAAGGAATCTCCAGGCCTAAAAACCAAAGGAGATCACTTCGTAAAAGAAGAACTCTTAGCTGGTGGGGATAAAAGCGGAACTGACGGAAGTGAACAATCAACTGACAATACTGAGCCTTACAAACAAGAGGGTACAGAAGAACCAGTTGGAGATTTAGGTAATCCAGAAATGGCAACCGAAAATCAAATGAAAGAGGGCTTTGGTCAACCACCCATGATGGGAGGTCAGATGCCAGGACCACCAGGACTTGATCCACAATTGGCTCAACAAATGGCTCCTAGTATGCCACAGATTCCTCCAATGAACACTCCACAACAGATCCAACAAATGCAATATACAGTCAAAAAATACATGGAAGCTTATGTCGCTCCAATGAGGGATCAAATCATTAAACAAAATAGAGCTATCAAAAGTCTTGCTACGCAAGTACAAGAAACTAAGACAGCCTCATTAGGATTGGATCTTCATAACGTGAGAGATAAGAAACATCCAGTGGTTAGAGAAACAATGCCAAAAGTTGTTACCAATGTTGTTATCCCTGGTCAAACTGGTCCTCGTATTTATGAGAAACACTACAATCTTGAAGAAGCTAAACAGCAAATCCGAGATTTGGATAAGTTGATTTCAAACAGTCCAACCCCTTACCAATAGTAAGGAATTTCCTTTTTTATTTTTTCACAAAACAACTATAAACTATCCCTTTCGAGTGCGATTATGACAAATCTTTATCCAGGTCTAGCACGTGGTCCAATCGATCACAAGTCTAGTTCCGTGATAAATATTATCGCAAACGAAACGAATATGGAAATGGGAGGCTGTGTTAAATTAGCAGCCCCACCCAGCACAGAACTATTACCAAGAGCCGACAAAGTTGACACGGCTGGTGAGGATTCCTATGGAATTACCATCGGTGGCGACAACGACGGAATTTATGGTGATGGTGGTGCAAGTCCAGCTGATAACACAACTAAAGCAACCCTACTCGTAGGTGATGCTGTTGTATTGTGTACCCAAGGTAGATGCCTTGCTAGAATTTCTGAAAACGTTATACTTGGTGACGAACTAGGTGCTGACGGTACAGGAGATATGGCAAAAGCTGATGCTGCTGGTAACATGATACTTGCAACTGCTTTACAAGCTGGATCTGCTGGTGACATAATCGCAGTTGACGTACAAAGGGAGGGACAGTTCTAAAATGGCAGGCTCTAAACCAAAACACAATAGATCCAGTATCTTAGCACTCCCTGAAATGGCACACATTAGAGAAGCTCTAATGTTAGGAGCAGAAGCTTCACAGGCCAACGGTAGAGGATTTGATATTTTCAAACCAATCCGTGAAACTCCATTGGGAGTATTCTTTGATCGTCATAGTGCTAATGGTTTCGAGGACGGTAAGCTAAACCCTAACCTAGACAAAGTTTGGTTCTCACAATATGGAATAAGAATCGGAGATATGGCAACCACCAATCCAACAATCGGTGGGCAAGCACTCCGAGAAACTGTGTCCATACCAAATACACTATCTGCTTTGAAAATTGCAGATGAAATTTTGGAAGGAGCTGAGCCTTGGTCAGATTGGAAACAGTATTTTAGATTGATTGACATGGACACTCCAAAAGTGAATGTCCCAATCACAAAATATACTGACACAGTCGGTGGTAGTGTGGACGACCAAAAAGGTATAGAAATATACAAAGAGGCCGGAGGAACACCCCCAGCAATAGGCGGAAAAGTTACAACCGTAGAACTCGATACAAGTGGTACAAACAACTCTTACAGAGGTACACTATCTGTCAACAGAAACGATGTGAAAGACAATAATTTCCTTGCAGTTGAGCAATCGCTCAAAAACGCTGGAAACGAGTTTTATTACATGGTTGGTGAAAAACTAATCAGAACGTTACTAGCTGACTCAAATGTACCAACTGATACAAAAGCAAACCTAGCTATTAGCACTCCAATACAAGCAGAGTTTGAAGCATTGATCAACGTTATCAGAGGTATCTTTCCAGGTACTCAAAGAAATCGTGCAGATACAATGTTCATTCATCCAACTGATGCTATGGAATCTGTTAGAAACGCTGGTACAAATGGCGAGTGGCCATTCCTCAGTAGATTCATCGTTGGACCTACTGACAACACTGATGTTATCAACAACAGTGGATTAGCCGCGGCACTAGGCCTCAGAAATGTTTGGGAAACTCCCCAGATAGAACAAGGCAAGGTACTCATCGTGAAAAGAGATATTGCTCAAGTAGTCGGTCTAAGAGAAGATTTGACCATTGAAAACTTCGACCTAAGCGTAGGTGGATTGTATGAATCTGATCTCTTGATTAGATTCCACGCAAAACCAGCTCATGCTGACGTTGGTGCGTTCATAATCAATACGTTCTAAGCGACAATTTTCCTTTTTTTCTTTTTTTTTCTACTAATCAAAATACCTTTAAATCATATTTCTAAGAGAATTGTATGACTATTGCTTGTACGCGATGCGGGGCTACGGAAGATGGCGACATTATTTTACCTCCTATTGCGTTCAAATTCAAGCATAATTTAGGGTGTGGTCACGGAGTCGGACCACTAGCCGTATTACCAGGGAGCTCTAAAAAGAAACCTGATACTTCAATTGTAGAATCTGTAAAACAGGTTTTTACAGATACTAAAAAAGAAGTAAAAGTTGAGGAAAAGCTTGAGAAAGCCAAACATAAATCAGAAAAGACTAAAGTGTTTGGTAAAAAAGACTAATCTAATATAATTTACTACTACCACCACTACCACCACTACCAATGACGAAACAAGAAGCAGCAGTTTGCAAACATTGTAAACATATTTGGAAAACTAAATCCAAAGCAAAACAAGTCACTTGTCCCTCATGTGGTAGGAAAACACCTAATGACTAAGAATGAAAAAATCACCTTAATCATTATTGGTGTTACGGTACTAACCATATTTGGTATAGGTGCAAGTAATGTATTTGCTGAAACCATAGCCGACGCAGTTCCAACCGA